TCTAAATATGTAACTAGTTATAGTATAAGCACCATTAGTTATTAATTCATGCTTTCTACCTTCAGTACGCATTCTCCAAACCTTACTTTTACTAGGTTTGTTATAAGGATCTGATCTAGCTATATTGTACTCACTATGATTTATTTCAACTACGTATTTTCTAGGATTACATTTATCAGTAGTTAAAACTTCCTCATAAATTGTAAACCAAGCTACGTCTGAGTAATCAGTAGGACCACTTGTTATTAGTGTATTAGGTAAAGTTACAAACACACCATTAGGCATATTTAATAAAGGGTTGTAAGTTGCTGGAGTTAAAATACCTGTTGCTACAAGTTCTCCTAAATCTTCAATCCTCTTCTCAGTTTCTTCAAATGAAGATCTACTTGAGTTATTACCTGTATAATAAGTAACAACCAAGAGCTCTTGAGCCTCTGTAGCCATTGCAGCGATTTCAGCTGGTTCATAACCAGGTAGAGCCAAAGAGGCTACTTTATCCATCTGCAAGTAAAAGTTGTTCAAGAACTCTTGTTTTGTCATGTTACTTTATAATTATATATTAACTTAGGGTCATTTTATGTTTCACTCCTAAGTGTATTAATACTAATTTACTTTTTATTATCTATCTGAGCTTTCAGCTTTAAGAAGATATCTTGGTTTTTGTTAGACTCTAAAAACTCTACAGTTTCACTAAGTGTTCTACCAATCTCATCTCCACCTTTTAAAGCATATCCGCCTTTAACTGTTCTATCTAATGCTTTAGCATCTAGAGCTTTGTTAATAAATGCTTTAGTCCCAAAAGACTTATCTTCCATTACTTCAACAAACCCTTTAATGTTATTATCAAGAATTTTTTGTATCTCAGATTGTAAGAATCCTAAATCTTTTGATTTAACAATTTGATTAGAAACTAATCTAATCACCATTGTCATATCTTCAACAGAGTCTTCAATTTTACCTAAGTACTTGTAAGCTTTTTTATTTAAATCACTCTTATTATTATTATCTTTAATAATTTCTTCATCATCTACTAAAGCAAACTTATACTCACCACTATCATATTTAGCATTCCAATTAGGAGCTATTCTACGGTCAGCTAATAGTACTAAATATTCTAAGTAATCTAACGGCTCGCTAAGATTTAAAGTTTTACCTTCTTTCGTTAGTTTAGCTCTAAACTTGGGCCAAAACCCTGTTTTTTTATAGAAACTCATACTGCCTGGTTCTAGGTTTAAAGTCTTTTCAAATACAAGTCTTTCTTCTTCAGTAAGGATTGCTTTGTATCTATTAGTACCTGGTTCTGGTCTTAAATCAGTTGACCATACAGTGTCTGTAAACATAAACTCCCCATCGTGACCTTTGGGAAAATTACCATTGTTTCTAAAAATTGGTTTTACTATAATTTTTTTATTCTTTAAAATACTCTCAATTGTGAGAGGTTCTTTTTCTACTATCCCCATAGTTTGTATATATATTTATTTGTTTAATATTTAAAATAAACCTAGAGAGCTTTTTAGGACTCCCTAGGTTTTAATTTGATTATAAATTAGGAATGAAACGAGCTAATCTCATTGGATTATGTACTTTCATACCTAGGGTACAAGCACGTACCACTTCGTATCCATCAACTTTACTTACAGTCATACCTGGTTTAGTACCACCATTGTTCGGAGAGAACGGGTCACGTAATCCTGGGATATACTTGTAAATATCTTGAGAACCTTTTACAGTTACTTTTTGGATATTAGGTTTACCTTGAGAAGTACCGAAATCTAAAATCATATATTCATATGAACTTAAGATACCACCATCAGGGTGTTGAATAGAACACAAACTTGGATCATCTAAGAATGGAATGTGCATTAATTCAATTTCAATACCATTGATAAATGAATATTTCTTGAATTGACCTCCATAACTCATGTTATTTAAAGTTCCACCAATACGAATTTCTTCTCTAGATGGAGCAAATGTTACTGCTTTAGTTTCAAGAGTCTTATGGAATTGACGCATACCATACTCACCTGTACCTAATACAAAACGTCTTTGATCTTCTGGTAATTTACCAACAGATAAGCTCATTAAGATTTCACTTAATACATCTATATCAAATGTAGTGTAGTAGTGAATATTAGATGGAGAGATTTGATCTAGCAAACCATAACCTGCTTTAATTTCGTAACCTGACTCATCCTTCATATTGTAAGCTCCTTGAGAATTCTTCAAAGATTTACCATACAATTGAGCCATTGATTTCATACGTTTCCATGATACCATGAAGTCGTAATCTAATTTACCTAACCAAGTAGTATGACGTTTACCTTGTGCATCAACAAAGAAGAATCCAAGTGGAGCATTTTCTTTTTGATCAATCATATCTCCAGGTACCATGTACTCTGAACGCATGAATGAACATCTGTTTTGCATCCTGAATGGAGAACTAAATGTTAATGAACTAGAACCTCTTTGTGATAAGGTTTGACCAGCAAGAGCATACATTTTAACAAAACGTACACCATTAGCTAATTCAGCAATTGGTACATACAAGTTAGAATCACCTGATACTAAAGATACTTCATAGCACCAGTTAGCACCATTAGGTCTAGGGTCAGACATTACACGCATTTGGTAAGTTTCTTTAGCATAGCTAGCTGGAGCAATCACATCAGAGAATTCGAAAATTCTATCAGGAAATTCCAAGTAGAAACTTGTGTTACCTACACCTGGTGTAGCAGTGTTACTAGAAGCATCCAAAGCTACATTAGTATAATACTGAAGTAACGGGATGTTCTTAAATGGTGATTGTGAATTTAACATCCACTCAAAAGGAGCATCACGCTCAATTTCCATAGTATCAAATTGTTCCATAAATCTATCAAAATCTAAACCAAGGTTTACATCGTAGATATTAGAGATTAATTCAGACACCATAAGTGGTTGTTCACCATACATAGCTCCAATATGATTTTTAGTGGTAAGACCACTCCAATCTTTAGGAGAAAATTTTTGTAAAGGACTAATAATTTGACTCATTAAATTTTATTTTATATTGTTAAGGTTAATTTATTTTTTATACACAGTCTTTAATGCATCAAAGATATCTGTGTTTTCTTCAGATGATCTAGAACTAGAGTTAGATTTATTGATTCTATTCTTTAAATCTTCTTCTAATTGCCTTTCTAATTTATTTAAGACTTTAGTTTCACTCTTCTTCATTATTACATCAAACTTAGGGTTCTCATCAAATAGCCCCATCTTTGCGTAGTAATTTAATTTTAATTCAAAATCTAGTGGATTCTTTTCTCTTAATAACATTATCTCTGAGTAAGATACTCCATCTCTAGTTTCTGCTGGCTTAGTAATCATGTTGAATAACTCTTTCTTAGTTTTTTCATCAATCTTTACACCAGGTATAATTTCTTTAACTTCATTAATAGTGCTATTTAATTTATTAACACTTTCAACATAAGCTTTTTGATTTTCTAACGCTCTTCTTTTTGTTTCTACCTGAATACTTTCTAATCTTTTATTTTCAGATTCTTTTAATTCAGCTAAAGCTTCTTTAGCCTCATCTTCAAGTTCATCAAGATCTTCAGACTTACTAACCATCTTCTCAATCTTAGACTCAGTAAATCCTTTTTCTCTGTAAAAGTTTCTTACTAAGTTTTTCTGAAGATCAATGTTATCTTCTAGTGATTCATCAGTAATAGAGTTTAATCTAATTTGATCTGACTTAATTTGTAGCAACTCATCAAAAGGAACACCTTCTTCGTAGTTAGTAATTAGATCAGAAATCTCGCTAGGAAGACTATCTACCCATTCTTTAACATTGTTATCAGCTACTGATTTAAAGTAGTTAAACAAGGCTTCTTTATCTTCAAACGTATCTTCAACAATACCTTCTTCTTTTAAAAGCTCTGATAATGTTCTGTAGATATTAGATCCATTTTTAGGTTTCTCAGGATTACTATTATCTTCTTCTAAGTTAGAAGAATCATCTTCATCTTCAATGTTAGTTTCTGATAATTCTTTTTCTAATTCATCTAAAGATATTGCACCATTATCAGCAGGTTTATCTTTGTCTTCTTCTACTTCTTCTTCTTCAGGTTTTTTGCTAGTTTCTTTCTCTAAAGAATCTACACTAACAGCATCTTGATTAACAAGAAAGGACCCTAACCCTTCAAATAAATCGTTTTTTTCTTCACTCATTGTAGTTAATATATTAGTTTATTGTTAATTTTTTATTATTACTAAAAATAAGTTTAGTAATTCTATAGCTTAAGTATTACTTTTTACTTATTATAAATTCATTTAAACAAGACCCAAGTAAATCTACAAGTTTCTCATCTTCTGATAAGTTTTCGTAGCCTATTTTATCTAACCAAGAATGTATTATTTCGTGACATATGGTTTGATCAATATTGTCGGGACTCATTTTATATTCTGGTATAGCCTTCTGATAATATATAACATTTTGATTAGGTTTCCATAATCCTATAGATCCTTTTTTATAAAGTTTCTTTTTAGGTAGGATTTGTATAACTTGTCCAAATATTGTATATTGAGTAATCATTTTTATTTGGCTTTAGATCTACCTTTCAAATTTATACGAGCAATCTTCTCATCATTAATCATATTATCATAATCTCTTTCTATCTCTTTCTGCTTCATCTCTTTCTCAGTTTTGAGTTTCTCTCTTTCTAAAGATAGTTTAGATTGTTCAATTCTTTCTTTAGCTGCTACCTCATGTCTTTTAATAGACTCTTTAGAATACATTTCTTGCTGTTTTAAAGCTTGTTCTCCAACAGCTGCTATATCTAATGGGTTAGGACCTTCATCTAAACTGTAAGCCTTCATAGTTTCAACTTGTATTTTAACCTCGCGGTCTAGTTGATTATCTAAAGCTTCTTGGTCTAGCTTAGCGTACTCTAAATCCATCTTAGCTTGCATCTCTTCTTGCTTAGCTTGTAATGTAGCTTGTACTTGTTTTTGATTAGCTTCGTATTCAGCTTGTTGTTGTTGACTAGCTTCATCTTTAGTTTGAGCTATAGACTTTTCTATCTTTCTTCTAATAGAAGCTAGAGATTGATTAGAATAGATATCCATTAATTGGATAAGACTTACTTGACCAGTTTGTAAACCAATCTCTGTAGCTTGTCTTAACATATCAATAGCTCTTTGATCTTCCATAGCATCTCTAATGAATAAGTCATATTCACACTCATTAATTAACTCACCATCTACTTTAAAGATTTGTGTAGTATAATCATCTTCTACATATTGAATAGTTTTATTATCATTTCTTAAACAGTACTTAGCTGTTTCTAATAAAACACTTAAAACTCTTACTTTTGTATTGTCATGGATTTTAAAATACCACTCAGTAATATTAGAACTGGCTAATTTATTTTCTTGTGTTACTCCTAAGCCTTGATCACTTGTAGTTCTCTGACCTCTTCTTTCTGCAGTAATACCTGTGATTAAATCTAGCTCTCTTTTAATGTACTCAAGCATCTGTATATGCTGTTGAATATAGTTACCCATATCCATATCTAATACAGCTTGATTACTATTCATGTTACCAGCAAGTTTACCAGTAGCAGCTCCTTTATTAGCTTCTCTAAAACTATCAGTTACAGCAAGATTCATTTCTCGCATATAATATAACCATTTATCAGGCTCCCATCCAGCAGGTATCTTAGCTAAATCTAAATTAGCTACCTTACCAATGTTTTTAGCAAAAGCTAATTGGGTTCTATGATAGATTACATTATACATGTATTGACT